TAGGTGCGGTCGAGGCGCAGGTTGCGGACACTGCGCGAGCAGAACAAGAAGCCGAAAGAAGAGCGTTGGAAACAGAAGGCTTAGAAGTAGAGGCGCAACCAGAAGAAGTCGTAGCGGAAGAAGTTGCAACTGACGAAGAAGGAGACATTGAGGCTCCTGTTTGGTTTGATGCGATAGCAGATGAAGTAGATGCAGACCAAGGGCAAGAAATAGACCCTGAAAAGATCGGTCGTTTAGTTGCCCAGTACGGACAAGAAGCGGCTGAGATGTACGTCAGAGGTGTGCGCGGAGAAGGACTGACTCTTGCCAGAACTGAATCAGCGCCTGAAGTAGACACAGAAACTGACACAGCAGAAATAGGTGGAATAGATACTAACCAAGATGAAGCTGCGCCAGCACAAAAAGAAGAAGTCAGGGATGAACCGACTCCGGATGATTACGAAGCATGGATGGCGGGGATAGAAACAGATACACAAAAAGACTTAGACACAATAGAGAATGAAAACATAGATGAGTCTTTGTCTCTTGCCGGTAGCACACCAGAACAAAAGCCTAAAGCAGCGGCAATAACTCCAGACCAAGAACAAATCGGGCTGCCCGGCATAGAAGAAGCACCGGAAGCTCAAGTTGGTAGGCCCCCCGTAGAGCGCGCTCCGGAGGCTACTGCCAGAGTTAATGAGCTGCAAAAAAGACAGGACAACCAGAGAAAATCTGAGATACGCACTGTAGAGAAACTTACAAACTCTCTGGATAGGGGCGTACAGAAAATATTAAGTAAAAAAGGTTATGTTCCGTTCTTTGCCAACCAAGAGGCTTTTAATGAGTACGACGCTGACCCTGATGCTCAATATGAAGCCAGAGTACAAAGAAGAATACAGTCATATCGAATACTAGGCGCTAACCCAGAGGAATCTGCACGCCGCGCCCGTAGGGATGCGAACAAGCAGCGAATTGCTTATAACGAGATACAAAACGAAATTGCCGCACTGCAAGACAAAACCATAGACCAGCTAGCTGATGTCATCAACATAGCAAACAACTCTAGGTTAGAAGGTAGAGCGGCCCACACTGCTGCTTTAAGAGCTTTACAGGATGCAAGGCTCACACCAGAGATGCTGGCCGAAGCGCGAAAAAGAGCTAAGGCTAAAGCTCCTACAGGCATAATTCCACTAGAAAACAAAACAGTAAGAAACGAAATAGTACCCGGCGAATATGCTCCGTTAGTTCCGCGCAAAGAGATGATTGATGGCCCGATAGAAGAGGTCACAACTGCGGAAGAAGCAATGGAGGTAATTAACGCTGACACTAACAGGACAGACTTTGAGAGAGGCTTAGCTGCACTGTTTAGGCCGATAGCAAAAAAATTAGCTACGAAGTTTCAGCTTATAGAAAACTCGGAACAAGTACCGGATGACTTGCTTCAATATTGGGTAGACGAGAACGGAAAGCAAATTTCTGCTGGTCTTTTCGACCCAGAAACTAACACCATGTACATAGATTCAGTTGAGGGCTTGGACGCTCGCACTGTATTACATGAAATGATCCATGCCAGTACGCTGGATATAATATCAAGCTTTAAACAAGGTCTGCTTATATCCCAAGAAGCACAAGCTGCAATAGATGACGCGCTTCTGTTGATGCACCAAGTAGGGGTACAGTACCAAAACTTACTTGCGTCAGATCGTGCATCACCTGCATTGCAGCGTCTAGCTAAAAGTACAGATAATTTTACTGACATAGCTGAATTTCTTAGCTATGGCATTACCGAGCAACCGCTTCAAGAGATGTTGCTCAACATGGCTCCTGTAAACAAATACCAACTCGGAGCTATTAAAACAGCATTCTCTAACTTTGTAGACATAATTCGTCGGATGTTGGGTAGGCCCAGCAGAGACATAAGCGCGTTCGAGCAGCTAATCGACTTGACTGGCCGTCTTGCAGAAGAACAGGTACGCACTAGGCCAAAACGTGCAAGCCAAGTGGTGCAAGCCAAGAAGCAAGTAGAAAAGCTTTCTAAGGTGCAGAAGTTGCAGGCGCAGCAAAACACGTTGCGTAAGTTTTTAGGTCAGTCAAAAGGCATAATAAACGCGGTTAGAGACCCAGAAAAAGGTATCCGAGACTTCTTGGCGTTTTCTGACGCTATGGACGTAAACACAATGCAAAGTGTGTTGGGCGCGTTTACTAACACTATGCTTACGAAGCTGGCTGATGGCTTCAACATGTCTGTAGTTGGGAAACTAAACAAAACTCAAAATGAGCTGACTGTATACCGAAGTAAAAAGCTAGACATGCTGTCGAAGCAAGTTGACCGTTGGGAAAAATATATTCTTGCTAACACAGAAGGAGGAGCAATTTTAGAAGACCTGCTGCATTTCTCTTCAGTGTTTGACGTGCTTATTTACAGTACCAAGACAAAACGCACTATATCTTTGAAGCAGTCAAAAAATACTGACACAACACTGCGTGGGTTAAAGTTTGAACTACAAGAGTTAAACAAAAACCCTAGCCCTACTAATGACGAGATCGCAGAGATGGATCGTCTGGGAAGGGAAATAGCAAAAAGAGAAGAAGAAATAGAAGACGTATTTAAAATATACGAAGAGCTTAAAGCCAGCAAAAACGGTGCTACTGGTTTAGAAATTTACGCCCAAACTCTGCAAGAATATGAGAATGACCTGAACGAACAGCAAGCATTGTTGGTGAACAATGTTAGAAAAGACCCGAACATACCCGGCACAGAGCAAGACACTAATTCGCCAAAAGGCAAGTTGCTGGCTAACATAGTTAGAGACTACCAAGAAGCACGTAAGCTGAGAGTCTATGTCCCCTTGACCCGTCCGGGTAAATACGGTGTGCGTATGCCCGGCAAAAATGGCGCTTTGTATCCATTTGAAACTAGGGCAGAGGCAAACAGATTTATAGCAGATTACATGGCGGACAACCCTAGTTCTGCTCGACCGCAGCCGGAATCTTTTGAAAATCCGGCTAAAGATTTGCGGAAGCAAATAACTAGCGACAGCCTGAAACTGCAAGAAATATTTAAGCAGATAGACGATATTCAGACTTTAGGTAAAGAAGGCGTAAACACATTAAAAGATACAATATATCAGATGTATTTATTGTCCCTGCCAGAAGGTAACGTGCGTAGAGCATACATACGCCGTAAAAATAGAGCAGGTTTTAGCAATGACGCATTGCGAGCTTTTATCACTACGAAGCTAGCCAATATAAATCAGACTTCCAGAGCAAAATACTCCAGAGTTATACGCAACCAGATAAGCGAAGGTAGAGCGCAAATAGAAGGAGAGCAGCGAGAGCAGCCTACCATAATAGGCGAAACTGCTAGGGACGTACAAAAAAGATACACAGAGTTTGCGAAAAAGAATGCTTTGCTTAACGAAGCTGAGCTGCGAGCAACTAACGAGTTAAGCCCTCCTAAGTTAAACAGCGTCGAGTCTGTTTTAGATTACGTCTCAAGAGCAGGCACTAAGACTGGTTTCTTATTCCTACTAAGCTCTATGCGCTCTGCGATCATACAGCCTACCCAACTAGCCATCTTTGGTTATGGCACGTTACACGCGGAGTACGGTGCAGCTAAAACGTCTTTGATGGCAGGCAAATACATGAAGAACTTTATGACCTTCCGAGGTCTAGGTTCTACTGACTCGGGTGAAAACGGAGAAATACTGGACGAAAGAGGCGAGCCTGCGATACGTAATTCTAAATACGTAAAAGGCAGCCCTATTAAAAATGCTCTACAGAAGGCGTGGGATTACGCCGATATGCGTAACGTATTTATAGCTACCCGCATACACGACATAACTGGTAGAGCCGAACCAGAAGAGTCTGCAATAAGAGCCACAGGCAGTCGTACCAGAATGCGGGCTAGCCGCGCTACAAAATTTACTTACTCCGTAATGACAGGCGCACTACATCACTTGGAGAGAACGAGCCGTGAAGTTTTTTATATGTCGGCTTTTGAGCTTGAGTATGAAAAACAATTGAAGGCAGGGGTCACTGGCGATTCTGCTATAGAAGCAGCCGCAGAAAAAGCAATCAAGTTGACCTTTGAAGGTATGTTTGATTACTCGTCATACAATAAGCCTCGCTACGCAAAACAGTGGTGGGGTCGTATGGCGTATCAGTTCAAGAGTTACCAGTTTCAAGCTTTGGGCTACATAGTACAGAACTTCTACAAAGCGTATGCCGCTTCAGGGTTAACCAGAGAAGAGAAAAAGAAAGCTGCTACCAAGTTTTGGGATACGATGGGGATGGGGTTTGTCTTTGGGGGAGCTACTGGCATGCTCGGTTACACTGCTGCTGTAGCCTTCATGGACGGACTGCGAGAGTTCTTACGCCCCGACTATGATGATGAAGACGCTGACTATTTTTATGACGTAGATGATGCCGGTAATCCACTAGGCTTACGTAGCATTGACTTGTACATACGCAACAACCTTATACCTAGATACTTTGGTGCAGAGAGCGGACTAGCCAAACAGTTTGGCTTGGAACCAGAGACCGCAGAACTGCTTGCACGAGCAGTAGAACTAGGGCCAATTTCTGCACTCACCGACTGGAACGCGCAACCTTCGTTGGCACTGGATGGCTTGTGGTTCAGAGATTCTGTGCCGAGAGAAACTACGGAAGATGCTTGGGTTAACGGCATGTTCGACTTCACTCTTGGTGCATTTGGCGGTGTAGCTAGAAACACTGCTAGAGGCTTCGATTTTATACTCGACGGTGACGTTATGCGTGGCTTTGAGGCTATGGCTCCCGGCTTCATTAAAGAGCCTATGGAGGCTCTGCGTCTAGGCACACAAGGCTTCAAGACTAGGGACGGCATTACTGAGATCAGACCGCCGGACTATTATGATGCTTGGAAGCTTCTGGGTCAGACTATAGGTTTTGGTTCTACAGAAGTGGCTGAGAGCCAAGAGTCCACCTTTATAATTAAGCGCTTACAGGCAGAAAGGACTGAAGCAAGGAACACTCTGTATCAAGACTACGCCGAAGCAGCGGACAGGTTGGTTAACGCTAATATGAGTGCTGGCCCAGAGAGCGAAGAAGCTAAGAAAGCCAGAGCCGAACTGCTAGACATGCAAAAAGAAGTAGCAAAGTACAATTACATGTATTTCTACGATGCTATAAGCCCAGATGACTTAACTCGTTCTGTAACTACCAGAATGAAAAGGGCAGCTATCAGCACTGACGGTTTGTTCCTGAACTCAAAAGAAGCTCCATACCTATACCCGATAATCCGAGATTCTAGGTCTGACCCAGTGCCGAACAGGCTGCCAGCAATACCAGACTAGCTTACCCTCCATACACGGACGCCGCGCACTCCGTCTTCTATTACTACTTTGTGTACAACTTTGTACTTAAGTCTGTGTACTACTTTTAATATGTTTCGCCTAGACTTTTTGGGGTTAAGGCAGGGTATAAAAAACGAATACCCCACCTTGAACTTCTTCCAATCAATCTCGTACGTCACCTTCTCCACTTTCATCTTTAAGTTCGTCCGGAAGTATGCCTTCCATAGATATAAACTCTGAGTGATCGCAGTTCAAGATTACGCAGCGAACACTAGCGGACGGTATGTTTGTGCCTTTGGACAGCCGCTTGTTGCCCGTACCCAGACATATACCCATTTTCTTTAGTTGGTTTAGAGTATCGCTATACTCTGCTTGGTACTCTGCACAGTCCTTCTTGAAGGAGGTTACGGATATATACATTAACTTAGTGTCTGGTTCGTACCGTATGTACAGATTGTGCTTAGGCTCAACGATAGGTTCGCTAACTAAGTGAGTGCGTTTATCTGCGTTGTCGTTTATCACCAGCATATTGTTTATGTTTCTGTGTATATAGTCACTTACAGTTGCAGGTGCATTGGCTACAGGTGCTGTTGTCTTAGTCCGCATGTCTGACAATTCTCTCAGTACGGCTTTATACACACGCAGCATGTCCCAAGTCTTATCTCCTTCTTCGTCGGTAAACAAACCTATGCGCTCAGCTATCAAACCACCAGTGATATTAGCCGATACAACAGCAGACCAATTTCTCTCCCTAGACGTAAATTTTAAGTCTTTGTCTATCTTTTTCTGTACGCTCTGTAACGTAGCAAGCACTTCTTCTTTGTTTGCCAGAACAAACTGAATAAAAGGAACGATAGCGTGGCCATAGTTTGCGTTTAACTGGTGGTCAAACATTTCTTTGCCTTTCTCTGTGGATATTAGGCTTTCGTCGGTGTAATCAATTCTGAACTCAAGTAGACGCATTACTTCTCCGTCTGCTTGTTTCTTTATGGCTGCCAGCTTGTCGTACATCGAAGCGTTGGAGCTAGTTAGCGTAGGCGTGTTCCACGTAGTCGTATTCATACGTAGCTTCGTTTCGTGCCGCTCGCTCTTTTCTTTGCCTTTACCCTGCGAGAACGCATAGACAAGCTCTGAAAACTCTTCCCCCCTTGTGTTGGTTATTTCGTCTACGGTGTTGACTATATTGTTCAGTATACCTAGCTTCGTAATCTTAGCGGTTTTTGTATCATCTACTGTGCCCAGTAATTTTTCAGGATCACCGTAGATACTGTTAGCCATACGCAAGATCGTAGTTTTACCTGTACCTGCGTTGCTGTGGATCAGGTTAATGATCGCACCTTTTTGCCCCGTAAACTTTAACAAAGGTGCGCCAAAGCCAGTCAAAGCCCCGAAAGCTTGTATCTCCATACTAGGCATCCCGTACAGAGCAAACACTTCTTTCCACTTAGCTAGTGTGCCTTGTGGTTCAAAGTGAGGCACAAGAGATTTAGTTATAGAAGAAGGAGGACTGTGGTATACACCGTCTACAGTTATCTCCATATCCCCTACAACAAATTTAGTGTCACCATCGTGCCACCCAAATTGCCTTCTCATAAGTTCCGCTTTCCTCTTCTTTTGGTTTTCGACAACTGCGTGGATCACATAAGCCACAATCAGCTCGAATTGTTTGTTTGTTGCTAGCACGCCTTCTTTGGCTAGCGCCTCTCGTATACGCATAGGCTGCGCTATGGTTGAATTTTCTATATCAAACTCACGCACGCCATCCTTTGGAGTATGCAGCACGAACACCACTAGATCGCCATTTACAGGGTCAGTCATACGCTTTTTAACGTACAAGTCATACTCGTAAACAAGTACAGGTTTTGCTTCCTCATCGTTCAGGTCGTCTATCCTGTATATGCCACCATTCTTGCCCCTGTAATACGGGTGGGTGTAGTAAGGCTTCGTTGGTTCTGCTTCGTCCTCTTCTTCGGCTTCTTCCGGCGCATCTGGTATGTCGCTATCAGTAGCAGCCACAAAAGTATTGCCTAACTGTATCGGGCCTTTTATCTTGCCTCTGTGCGGGCATCCTTCGCATCCGCCAGAGTTATTCTTTTCAAACTCCTCGCAACTGTGCGGCCCAGTTATATGCTTTACTTTGTTGTTTACTTCTTCGGGTGTGTAGTCCGGATAGTCTTTGGACAATATATGTATCGCCGTATCCCTATCCGCGCAGTTAGCTGCCACAGACAGAGCATTCCACCACCTCGGTTCAGATAGTGTTTTTCTGTCCATGTAACAAGAAAGAAGCTGCTTGCACCCAGAGCCTTTGGCGCTTGCTGTCATGATCTTTGCGAAGTTACTCTGGATGTTCTCCATGAGTTTGTCGCGCAAAGCAGACTTCCTGCTAGGCTCTACTTCTACCGCAGGTTGCTTATCTTTGACACCCAGTATGTCTTTAAGCTCATCGAAATCAACAGGTGGCCGTAGCTCACCCATTATCTCTACGGGCTTAGGGGGATCATCCTTAAAGTTAAGAGTGCCGGGCACTCTAAGCACCCGTGCTACTTCAAAGACGCTCGGATCAACGTAAAACTCTTGTTTCTTACATAGTTCGTTAAGTCTCTTGCCTACAGGCTCCCACTGCTCTTTAGTCACCTCAGAAGTAAGCGCCCAGTATACGTGTAGGCCGCGCCCAGAATTGACTATTGTTGGTGGAGGTAAACCTACAGTCTCTACAAATTCTCGCAGCTTCTTAAAACCCGTAGCCTGATCTACATAACCATCAGGTATCCCAGTCTTCTCGTTGATCTTAGCTTTGCCTTCACCGCAATCTATGTCCAACCAGAAAGCTTTGAGTGACTGTACGTCTTGTTTTTTGCGACCTCCATCTACAGACTTGAACTTTGCAACGCCGAAATAAACATCTCTTTTTTCGGCTAAATACGTATCTACAACTTCGGTAAATTCTTCCCGTGTAGCTACTAACTCTTGTTTAACGAATGACCCTATCCCTAGAACGCAGTAACAGCCGTTGTCTGGCTGCACATGATCGAGCAGGTCAAGGTATTTCATAATCCTACCGCTGTATTTTGTTTATAAACTTTTCGATGCTTTTCCTAGTTTGCTCATTAGGTAGGGATTCGCCGGTGAACCAGTTATATACCGTTTGTCTGGAGACCCCTAGACGATTAGCCACATGCGATACAGGCACATTGTATTTAATGCACTCTCTACCTAGCTTCACGCCTAGAGATTCGTTACTTGCAGACTTGTTGAGCGAGACTAGTTTTACTGTATAGCCGTAACTCATTGGTCGTCGCTACCCCACGCACTGATTACGTCAGCAAGATCACCAGACTCGTCATCAGCGATTGGTTCTTCTTTTTTCTTTTTCGCCCGCTTCTGTGGTTCTTCGACTACTTCGACCTCAACTTCGACCTCTTCCGGTTCTTCGCTGCGTTCAATCTTTGGTTCTTCCGGCTTGCTCTCTAGCGCCTTCTGCTGACCAAGATCGTTTTGTCCAACACTGATCTTCACGTATCTCTCGGTCTCAGGCTTATCTAACGCTGCTTCAATCAAGTCATATTCTTCGTCGGTGACACGGCGCACAGGCGCAAAGTAAAGCTCCATGCCAGCGGCATCAGGATCATAAGCTATCTTCGTAACCACCGTGTCGGGTGCTTCGCCATTAGAAAGCAGATACTTAACGTATGCTTCAAACGGATGCTTGTTACCTGCGCTCTTACCGAACAATGACTTAGCAGGGATGTTGATCTGATATACGTCACCTGATTTATCGCCCGCTAGCATGATCGCTAGGCTACGCTTGAACCTGCAAGCTTTGCTTTGCCCTTGTCCAGAGCCGGGCTGGTTTTGCGGGCAGTTGACGCAGTTAGCGCTTTGTGGCTCAGGCGCATCTTCTGCGGGTTTATCCGCTGCGTGCGACCAACATACCGGCAAAGTAACGACGCCTTCTTCTTCTTTCTTGGCGTCATATTCTTCTTTGTAGTAGTTACGAGACACACTGGGTAACATGTTAACCACAATAGCCTCAAACTCGTCGCGGATTGGTTCCCCCACAGGCTTACCGTTAATAAGCTTTGTGAATGTGCCCCTTGCATTGGTTTTAATTCTTCTGCTGTAAATCGTGTTCTGGCTGCTTAACTTCTGCGCCAGTGAACTCTTACGGTTGCGCGGCGCAGCTACGGCATTATCGTTGCCGAAAATTGATACTTCATTTGACATATGGCTCGCTCCTATTTAGCGGATGGTTTGATTACACGGACAACGTGTGTTTGTTTTGCTTGCAGTCCTACTGGCACGGTATCAGGGTTTTCTTCTAAGAACTCCCTCATGTTCCCGTTGTGGATGCGTTTCTCCAGTAAGTGAAAAGCATCGTGCTCTTTGACTGTTTTGTAGAATTGCTCCCAGTCGCTAGTCCAGTAATTAGATTGGACTCGCCTTGATATAGTGCCGAACTCAGTCTTTAAGCTGTCTACATTTTGTTCCGCACAAAGCTCAAGCATTTTGTCTGTGATCTTTACTTGCATTTCTTTGAGTTTTTTTATTTCTTCTTCTTTCTTACGAATAGCTTCCCGCAAAGTCATGTAGTCTTTGGTCATGCGGTCGGCGGTATATTGGTTGCTCATCGCTCCTCCAAATTACGTTAGGGGGAAAGCAAGTTTAGTTGAAGATTTTACAATGTCAACCAATTATTTCTTGTTTGTAGAGATCGACTATCTTGTTATGGTTATCAATGTTCGACCTCAACATATAGTATAGGCGTGTCTCAACCTCACTCCCGCAGACGTGTACTATAGTCATCGGGTTGTGCTGGCTGGGCCTATTTATGCGGGCATTTGCCTGAAGGTAAGTTTCTACGCTCGTAACTGGGGCATACCAAATGACGGTGTTAGCCGCAGTCAAAGTTAAGCCGTGAGAAGCGGCTTGGGGCTGGATAATTAGCACTTGCGGCCGATCTGTTTCTTGAAACTGTTTAATTATTTCAGCTCGTTTATTAACTGACACTTTGCCGGAAATTATTTCGCTGCTTATTTTGCTCTGGGTTAGGAACTCATGCAGTAGTTCTATGGTGTGTGTAAACGGTACGAAAACCAGAACTTTGTGACTAGACTCTTCTATTACTTCGTGTATTACCTTAAGCCTATTCTTTACATCGAACTCTATGACTTCTCCATCGTCCGTATATACAGCACCGCCAGAGATTTGTAGTAGTTTGTTTAAGTTAGTAGCAGCGTTAACAGAAGTAACCTGTTCGCCGTCCGCCTCCATAATCATGCGTTTCTTTAGCAGGGTGTAATACTTTTCTTGCTGCTTTGTAAGCGGAGCATCCCTTTCTACATAAGTTACGGGCGGCAAGTCTAGGCATTGTTCTTTTTCAAACCGGATCGCTGGTTGTAGTATTTGGTGTACGGTCTTATCAGCAGTAACTTTAGGTTTCCATATATACTGCGAAAGCTTAAACATTACCATGTCTCGGAACTGCCCGAAGTATTTTGGTGTACCTTCTGGGTTGACTAGTTTACCAAGCCCAAACGCATCCACCGGAGACTGTGCCGCTGGTGTGCCTGTAAGCATCCACAACCAATCGACGTTCCTCATAATGTCGTACAAGATTTTCCATCGGTTTGTCTGTACGTTTTTATACGCATTGGCTTCATCTACCACAACTAAGTCGAAGCCGCCGTTCTTTATTTCATCTTTGACTACACCTACGCCGTCGAAGTTTATAATTACAAACTCGCACCCAGCTTCAATTATCTTTTTCCGCTGGCTAGACGTGCCGTGCGCCACGGAACAGCTACGGTGCATAGCGAATGTAAACAAGTCTTGCTGCCATGCGGACTTCATAATCGACAAAGGGCAGATCACAAGCACGCGCTTTATGATCCCGAGCTTCATAAGATAGTCGGCTGCCCAGATGACAGAGGCAGTTTTACCAGTCCCCTGCTCGTTAAAACAAAAAGCTCGTTTGTGTACAGTTAAGAAACTAGCTGTAACTTTTTGGTGGTCAAAAGGTTTGTACTTACCTACCCACTCGTAGTCACGCTCTATCGGTGACGGTATATTTTTTACTTTAAGCTCTGCTAACTGTTGGCACTCTTCTAGGCCCCAGTTTACTGACACCTTGAATACGCCATTTTCTTCTTCTGTTACTTCGCAGTTCTGTATTTTTTCAGCAACTAAATGTGGTCGTTTAGTCCTTAAGACCAACTCCTTATTATCTACTAGTATCATTTGCGCTTCCGCTCGCGCTTGCTGGTTTCAGAAACTAAGTTACCCTTTGAGTCTCGTTTAAAGGATCGGTTCCGGCTAGCGCTTTCTACTCTAACGCCGTCAGAATTTTTGCCGCCTTTGTCCAGAGCTTTTTTGTGCGCTACGTCTTTGCCGTCACCTTTCTTTACTTTGCCTTCTCGCATTGCTTTGCGCCGAGCAGCATTACGCTTCGCACGTTTCTTTTTCTGCTCTTCAGTGCCTTGGTAGTTCTCGTATTCTTTTTTGTAGTTACGTTTCTTCTCTGCCATCGTTATCTCCCACGATAGTGTTCACATGATTTTACTGGGCAAAAGCCGCAGAGCGGCCCGCTTTTTGCATTCCAGACGTTGTTTTCTTCGGCAACAGCTAACCTCTGTAGCGGTTCCTCAAACGTAGCGTAGTATGATTTATGCAGTTTTCTGCTGTGTTTCTTACTTATAAAGTCGTTACTGATTACATATACCAACGCAGACTTAATCTCCTGTACCTCTGGGAAGTGTGTAAACGTAGCCGCAGCCATTATGTCTAACTGCGTAGTGTCAGCGTACTTAGCGTTCTTGCCTGTCTTGTAGTCAATAATCAGAGCCTTGTCTTCATTTACTATGAGCAAGTCTACGATGCCGCGAAACCAAACATCCTTAGCCATAAACTTAGTTGGCTTATATTCTTCGCCATCAAAAGCAACACCGAATTTTAATTCGCAATGTTTTTCGCCTTCTAAGCTGTTAAGCGAATCTAGTAAGCGGTTAAGGAAAGAAAACTTTTTAGGCACTTCTTCCCCGGACTTAATATAGTTTTCGGCTGCTTTGTGTACTTCGTTGCCGTATCGGGTAGCTGCGTTGCCGTAGTCTTTAACATCCTTAGCTACCTTCAAGTGGTAATATTTTTTAGGGCATTGTTCAAAAGTTTTGATACTACTGTAAGACCACGCTGTCATAATTTACCTTCTTCTATTAGTGCTATTCGGTTGGCTTCGTGCGCGGCTGCTATCTCCGCTTTATTTTGCCCAGTGTACGGAACCGCCAATCGTTTTTTGACAAGGAGTTGCGTAATAGTTCCTTTTCCCGTTTTGAACTCGCCCAGAAATCTTCCAAACTTTCCTTTCTTTTTTGTTGTGAGCGCATATGTTCCTCCCACGATGAGAGTCTTTTGAACGTATTCTTTTGCGAGGAGTCCATGAGCTTTCTCCTGTTTATTTCTTGTGCGGCACTCGGGAGTATCAATACCATCAAGACGAATCCGCTGATTGTGCAGCCAAGTATCAAAACCAAGATCAATGTCAACATCTACTGTATCTCCGTCTACGACTTTAACTATAGTTGCTTTGTATTCGTACACTATTTTTCCTCGTACTCTTTTATGTAACGCAAAAAGTACCACTGCATTTTACGCAGGTCTTCAAGTAACTTACCCTTGTAGCGGTGTCTGTGAAGATACTTGTGCGCGTTCCCGAGCAGATACCCGCGATATTCTTCCGGCGTTAGCTGCTGCTTTATATAGTCAATACACTCAATGCCCTGTGATGCGTAGTGCTGTGGGCTGTTCACTGGATCAGCCGCTGTCTTCAGGCTCGTCTTGAATACGGGCTTCTTCATCTTCGCCATTGGCTCTCCTTGTTTTGCTGAACCTCTAGGCTTATAGGTTCCGAACTTCTGTTTCATCTGACACCTGCATAAAATACATGCTTGTGTATATTTGCTGTGACTTGTCCTGTGTATGCCCAC